GTAGTACATATTATTCGTGTATTTCTAGTTTACGTAGTTTGCTCTCCATCTGTAAACATTTAATATTACTTAAAGTTTTTTCAATACCACGAGCTGTTTGTATCTTCATTAAAAGAGTGTCTGTACGGTTATCTACATAATCTTGTATATCTAAAGGTTTGATATACTTCATGCCTTCTGGTCCGTTAAAATCAATGCCTCTATCTTCACATTTCTCGGCAATAAGATCAACAGCCTCTAATAAGGCAGCCCAGCGGGCAAATTCATATGTAGTAATACTACGGCTACTCTTTTCGTTCTCTTCAATCATGATTTCGTTCATTATAGGTATTATAAATTAGTGGTTGTAATTGGTTCAGTAACTACTGCTGCTTCTACACTTACATATACAGAGTTTTTAGTTTGACAAAATGCACAAACAAAACCCGTATCTTCTTGCGCGTTTATTACTACTTCATTTACTTGTTTACAAGCAGCACAAGGCACATTAAAAGTGATTTTAGAGAGTATTTCAAGCTCTTTAAGAGCTAAAGCACGACTATCTTTTGCAGCACGATAATCTAGATAGATACCGTAAAGATAAAACAATACAAACTGTGCAATAAAGGTTCCAAGGAACCATACTATAATTGATTGTTTAGTGAAGTATGCAAGCCCTGCAAATATTAAGCTTACTGCAGCAGCTTTTAAGACCGACCCCAGAAGGGCTATTAATGTTTGTTTCATATGTTACTCGTATTAGAGTAACTTATTCACTTAGGTGCAAGAGTAAAGTTGTTTAATTGGGCAGCTAATTCTTTATACGCTACCATAATACCGGCAAGCTTCGCACGAAACCTCTTAAGTTCCTTCTCTTTACCTTTAAATAATGGTAAAGTTGCAGCTGTTGCTGCTTTATTCTTTAAATCTAGTGTTTGAAGATAAAGATTAGCTAATTGAAGTACAGAATCTTGTAATGGATATGGTAAGGCTTCTGGATTAGCTCCGCCTTGACCATTATTTTTCAGATTAGCTAATTTCTCGAGAGTGGGTGTGTTGTCTTTGCTATACTCATACGCAGACATAGTTTCTGGCGTACGAGGTGTTTGTTCAACACCTGTATAGTATTCAGCTTCGCTAAGAAGTTTATTTGTTTTTCTTTTGCTCACGTTCCTGTATACTTACTGTTCCGATCTTGAATCTACCACCACATTTAGGGCAAATCCAATGAGCTTCATTAATAATTTTATCTACTCTTGTAACTTGTATAATGCGAGGGTGTACAGGACCATTACCACATATGTGGCAGCTTTCTGGACGTGGAGATACGCTTTCATTCATACGTATACTTATCCGAACATCTTACAGAAATCAACTAAAGCTTGGTTATTTGCTTGTTTATTAAATGTTTTCTTCCAATCGTTTATCTTCTCTAAAATACTGTTAAATTCGAGCTCTTTGCACTTCTCTTCAAAACCATCGAAATCTGTTTTAGATTCAGATAACGCTTTGAATTGCTCAAAATACAATTCTACTTCTTCTGGATGTACAGCTAAACCGTGTGCAAGGTCTACTAAAGGGCGATTAGTGGTTATAACTGCATCACATAATTCTTTTGCTTTTGCTTCTTTAGCTACCCATTGCTTAGCTAGCTTTTTACCTCTAACCTTACCTACACCTTCAATACCTTGTACGTTATCGGATTTATCACCAGCAATACACTTATAGATAACAAATTCTTCTGGTGATAAACCGTAGTGTTCTTCGAAGTTATTAGTATCTACAAGAAGCTTTTTAATCGGGTTATAGAAAGAAACATCCGGGTTAACTAACTGTGCAAAATCGTTATCAACACTAATGATAATCTTTTTACCGGAAATCTCCTTACTCAACCAACTAATAACATCATCAGCTTCTAAATTACCTGGAAATATGTTTCTTATTCCAAGAGTAGTTGTTACTTCAACAATAGCATCTGCTTCTCCGTAAACAGCTTTATTACGTTCTTGGTCTCTATTACCTTTGTATGTACCTTCTGTAAGAGTTTTACGAAAGTTTTCTTTATTACCTAATTTTTTATCCCAAGCAATATAGATTCTATCAGCATTGAATTGTGCAGCATTAGACTTAATGGTCTTAAGAAAAGCAAAAATACTACCAGTATTAATTCCCTTTGAATTTACTAGAGGCTTGCCTACGTTGTTGGCGATCCAATACGCCCGGTGTAGGGTGTTGTTGCCGTCTATTAATAATGTCGTCATCTTGCTTTAATTTGTGTTTGTATTCTGCTAAACAGCTATTATATACTTTTTTAGGTAAAACGTCAACTAGATCTATTATTTTATTTTGTAGTCCAGTTTCTATTTCGTTATTAGGGATAGTTCTTATGTGTCTGTCTGGTAATGAAAAGAAAACAGTTTGACCAGGTAAAAATGAAACTGGTACTAACCATTCTCCTTTATATGTACCCTCTCTAACTACGTATATGTTTCTTTCTGGAGGATAGAAGTATTCTTTAATCCTGTTCAGGAGTGTCTTTAAAACCATACGGATCAGTTCCATTACTTTGCATTATATTCTGATTGATCTTAAACATTACTCTACGAAAACGTTCTAATAAAGCATCGTGAGAAGCTGGATCCTCTGCAGAAACAATTTCAACAGGCTGATTGTTAAGATCGTAACCGATAAGCATGTAAGGTCCTAAGAACTCTTTAATTTGCATATCTAGAGAGTCAATTTCTTTACGCTTTTCTTGTACAATCTTATTCTTAAGGGATTTCATATACTCAAGCTTGGCAAGCTGTATCATTTGATTGATACTGGCTTGCTCTAGCTGAGTCATTTCTTGTTGTACAGGCGCTGAAGCAGAGGCTGTTGTAGAAGCAACAGCCTTAGGCTGCTCAGATAGTACATCTTTTTTCTTCGTCTGAGCCTTATTACCTTTCGTTGGTTTTTTAGCGGCCATTAATATTATTTAGTGTCTCGTTCAGCGGAAGCTACGAAATCGTAAAACTCTTTACGAGTTTGTGGTTCGTTCATAAAATCCCCAGATAACTTAGAGGTAATCATAGCACAACCATGATGCTTTACACCGCGATGGCATGCACAAGTATGAGCACATTTAAGAATGACTGCTACACCTTGATTACCGGTACAGAGTTGATCAATTGCTTGATGAATCTGAACTGTTAAACCTTCTTGGATTTGAGGGCGACGAGCATAATGCTCTACAATACGATTAAGCTTAGATAGACCAATAACTTGACCGTTCTTATCAGGAATATAAGCTACGTGGGCAACACCAGTAAAAGCTAAGTGGTGGTGAGAACACATAGACACTACAGGTATATTCATCTGACTAACAATACCATCATAACCGTCTGAAGGGAATGTAGTAATCTTTGGTGGGCCTTCATAACAACCTTTAATAAGGTCACATACATAAGCTTTAGCTACACGACGAGGTGTATCAGCACTATTGACGTCATTACGCCAATCAATACGTAGTGCATCTAGAAAGGTTGAATACGCTTCTGCTGCTTTATCAATAATAGCTTTCCTATCTTCATCTGTAGTAACCATACTACTATTAGCTGTAGGAAGGGTTGGGTGTTTAATTTCGTTTGACATATTAAAAGATTTCTTATCGGACTCAAACTTTTCGCCCGATGTATAACTCTGATTTGTTGTTGATTCCATATTTTACTAAATAGCTTATTATAACCTCAATTGAGTCGGTTTTCAACTTAAACTTCTCAGGAATAAATTGACCACCATCATAAAATTCAAAATAGTATTCTCCAAAAGTACTATCGTTATTGTAACAAGTACAGAATACTGAAGCATTACCCGGATCGATCATTACCGTCCAGTTACGAGGATCTGCTTCACTATACTCGTCATAGATCTTATAGACCATGTAACCAGAGTCTTTAAGTCTTTTTATAAAATAACTTTGTGTTGTTATCTTATTAGCCATTATTTAACTAATCCTGATATTACAAAAGTAAAGTCTGTCTCCTCAGTAGGTTTGACATAAAACGACATTACTTTAAACTTTAAGTTAATACCAACACGTGCATTATCAAACTTTACACCTGTTAGTATACGAAATATATCAAGATTAAAAGGAATAATCTGATTAAATGGCTGTCCTTCTACTTTATCAGCTACTTTAAGACTGATATTATCTGTGTTACTCTTTTCTTTATCTCCTAACTCACAATACACACCATCAGATTGACCGTACAAGTAAATCTTATTAGTGTCTGTGGTAAATGAACTAGCCTTTAATATTTCCTGTAATTTCTTTATATCAATATTAAAGAAAGTATCATTAGTTAATGCTTCAATCTTTTCACGCTTTAATGTTACCTTAGGTACTACAGAATCGTCTAAGAAATGATACTTAAACTGTAGTTTATCAGTTTTATAATAAAGGTGATTAGATTCGATTGTAAATACAAGCTCGTCTTCATCAATACAGTCAATTACTCTAAGTAGTTTCTTAACATCCCCAATATTAAGGGTGACTTCTTGTTCTACATTAAACGCTTTACTGTACTTTGCTAATAGAATAATACTTGTATCAGGCTTATTACAGACAGCGTATAAGCCATCCTTATTAAGCTTAATAGATACAATATCTATAGCTTTACCGATAACATTTAAAAAATTATCGGCAAAATCTTTCTTAACGAGCTTAAGTTCCATTTGTTATCTTCGGTTTTTTTTTATTATTAGAGTCAATTAACTGGTTTACTTTATCTGTTAATATGTTAACCTTATTCTCTAATTTATCAATAGCATTTATAATATCTTCGTAACGAGTTTGTCTATTAAGATCAAATTCAAGCTGATTAGGATCAGAAGGTGGTTGATTAACTGGTTGTACTTGCTGTACAGGTGGTGTTACAAACTGTAAATCTGGCTGTACTAACTGTTGAGGTACAGGCTGACTTACAGGTGGACGTTGCGGTATTGGTGCTGCAGCAATTGCAGCAGCTGCAGCTGCAGGGTGTCCCATGGCTTTTAAGATATTAGAAGGCATAACCTTACTCATATCTACATCTGATACTTTTAAACCGCCACCTACCTCAGCAGCTTGTTTTTTAATGCCATTAAGATCGCCCTGTAACTGCTTACCGAACATAGCAGCTAAAATAAGCTCTTCCTTACCTACTTGACCAGTAGATTGAGAGAGCCTTGCAAGCTCGGCTTGATTAAGCGATTGCCGAGCTTGCTGAGACTGGTTATTGTCTGCCATTATTATAGATTATCTAAACCGTTTAAGATATCTAGAACCTTGTCATCATTAGCTGTTGTAGCTTCTACTTTAGCAGCAGGTTTAGCTGTAACTTTAGGAGCTGGAGTATCATAAGGTACATCTTCTTCATCATCTTCTGTAACAGGAGCTGCTACAGGTACGGATTCAGACTTACCTAGATAGTGTTCATCAATGAATGATTTGATTTCTTCATTAGATTTACGATCTACAAATGTATTAAGATCAAAAATATTGTTATACGTTTCTTGAATCTTTGCTTCATCTAAACCGTCAATAGCAGCAGGGTTTAAGAACTTAGAAGCTGTATAAGTTGGGTACTTAGGTGCACCTGGCTTATCAGATACCAATTCAACCTTAATACGAAGACTGCAACCTTCTTCACTTAAGTCGAAGATCTTAGCACCGAATTCTTCGGAATCATCTCCATTGATAGCAGATTGAATGATCTTGTCTAATTGACGACCATAACGTAGTACTTTAATAGTACCGTTGTTTTCTGGCTTCTTAGGATCATTTACGACGTATACATTAACGTACCAATACTCTCTACGACGTAGATTTGCTTTAGCGCGTTCTTTTTCAGCATCTGTACCATCTCTTAAGATCTTAAAGTACAATTCACTTACTGGACAGCGATCGCCCCAAGTAGAAGGAGATGTTACACTAGCATATTGACCGGTAGAAATACTATTCCAACCATGATAATAATAATGTAAGATAGTTTCTTCTGGGTTCTTGATATTAGGTAATAATCTAACAGTATAAGTTGTGTTAGGTTCCATTTGTAATAAGTTACGATAGGCCGAACCACCACTTGTTTTTGTTTTAGCTTTGTCTAGAGCACTTTTAATGCTTTCGAACATATTTGAATTATAAGGTTTCATATTGAATGATATAGTATATTAGTATGTTATTTTTTTTTATCAAGCGAAAGTTCATTTATTCTTTTTAATCCTTCGGCAATAATTTTCTTAGCTCTGGATGAATTGTTTAATCGTATCTTAAACTTAACAATATCGTCTGCAATTGTCTTTAAATAGATTTCTTTATCTTGTGATTGCATACTGTTAAGAATGGAGTCAAAATTCGGAAAAGACAGTAAAACATATAGATTGAGATGTTTGTTTCTATAATCTTCTAAACACCTCCAAGTATACCCGTTCTTTGTACGAAGATATTGTTCAAGTGTTATTTTTTCATTAATACAAGTAGTAGCAAGATATTTTAATGATTCAAGAATATGTTTAATGTGGCCATCAGTATCGGGTAGTTCTTCGGTCCTCTGCTTTTGTAGCAAAGAGTAACAGGCGATGGCTTTTTGCGTGAGGTAGAAGTTGAGCGAGAAGTGTTCTTCGTCTTTGTAGATGACATAAGGTGCTAATAAAAAGTCTTTAATATTAATTTGAGGGAATCGTTTAAAGAACATATCTAAACGTGTACAAAGTATTCCATCCGGTGTTTTGTCAAAACCGTCAAAGTCTTTTCGCGCTTTCCAGGGCTTGTTCATATGCCCTCTGGATACGCTTAAATAGGTATTGTAAACTTGTTCTAGGCTCATTAAAGAGCTATGATTTTAATATCTCTCTCACTACTTTGCTACGGCAAAGATTGGAATTGTACTTAAGAAACAACAGTATTGCTTCTCTTTCACTATCAGTATCAGTTAATTCCATGAAAACCTTACGATACAATTTATTTTTGACTATAAATGAAAATATAGTGACATTGTTAAGTTTTTTATTGTGAATAATGGAACAAAATGATCCAAACTTAACCAATTCAATTTCGATTTCATCTCTTGCAAGATTGCTAAGAGGTGTTTCTAAAACTGCTTCTTGAAGTGCTCCTACTATACCAGACATATTACGCTAAGGGCGTGAGTAGTTTGGTGAAATCTAGGAACGCATCCGTTACTTTTCCACCCGCTGCATATTCATGTCCGCCTCCTTCGCAGAGCTTAGCAGCTAATTTTGATAAGTCTACTTCACATGACTTATTTTTGCGAAATGATATATGTGAGTTATCTGAGTTAACAAAGAACACTATATCTGCTGGGTGGGTGTTTAGCATGTAATCGCAAATCTCATTAACAAACTTATTACCGTGAGTACCGTATATGTTACGGTCTTTTCCTCCTATAGAAACCTTACCTTTAAAGATTTGTAGGCTAGCAATTGCTTTATCTTTACGGTCTACATAATCCTTTATAATTGCTTTTTCTTGAGCATTAAATGGTCTGAAACCATCGTAAAACTTCTGTAAGAATATTTCAGCACGCTGTAATGTAGAAGTCTTCTGTGTGTTGGTATAAAGACAATTTAATTCGTAGGTTTCTTTTAATTTAAATTCATAACAATCATAATCATCAGCAAGTGCTATAAAGTACTTTTGCTGCTGAGATACTTTAGCTGTGTCTTTATATGTGTTGTAAATTAGTTTCGAACAACTAGTAGTTTCTTTAATTACCGTTGTAGCTAATTTATAATTATTCAACGCTTTTACATGAGACAGATGATGATCAATGATTGTAATATTTTCTCTGTCAACTAAGTCAGAATTTTTCGAAACGTCTAAATCTAAAATATAAATTCTATCAAAATCATTTGGGTTGTTTTGATTTAGCCAGTTAAGAAACTCTCTACGAAAGTTCGTTACGGTGGTAGTCTTAAAAGCTATTTGACCAGGTTTTGCACCTAATGTCCAATGCAGCATTAATAAAGACCCGACACCGTCAATATCGAAATCAGTAAAAACGTATATCTTGTTTAGATTCACTTATATCTATTTAACCTATGCTGTCATTTTTTCCAGTTTATTTTCTAT